TAGTCACCATCCCCAAGTCGGATATATCCAAGCAGGACATCGCCGACATCGCCGCTGGCCTCATCCTCCGCATTGAGGAAGGCGAGGTCAACCCCATCGCCGCCCATGTACGCTTGAAGGCGGTCGTGAAAGCCCTGGAGCAAGTCCTCAAAGCGACAGAGGACATCGTTCGGGACGAAGCCGAAAAGCACGGCAAGACCTTCTCCGCCTTCGGTGCTGAAATCCAAGTCAAGGAGGGGGCGCTCACGCCCGACTACTCGCACGACCAGCAATGGAGCGACCTGCAGGCAAGCATGAAAGCCCGTGAGGAACTGCTAAAGATGGCCTTCCGCAACGCTGGCAAGGCAACGGTGTACGACGAATCCACGGGTGAAGCGGTTCCCGTATGTCCCGCCAAAGGGACAAAACCAAGCATCGCAGTAACTTTTAAAGCCAGTTAAGATGAAAGACGGACAAACTATCGCCCAATGGCTAAAGTGGGATTTTGAGGTGAATGGGGACTTGGAAATCTACGGCAAGAATGGCAACCTAATCTACCATGAATATTCAAATGGATTTTGGCAAAAGTATGAACACGATTTTCAATGCAGATTAATCTACACAGAGGATTGCTCTGGGTTTTGGGAAAAGTCTGAATACGATTCCGAAAGCAATCGTATATACTATGAAAATAGAAATGGCTTGATTACGGACAACCGCACCCCCGAAATCATTGAACACAACGGACGCAAGTACCAACTAATCCCCTAACCATGCCCGAACAACCCATCCAAAAGAGAGGCTCCCAACGCCGAAACCGCAACGCAACTGTCAAGGCCGTGTACCTACTGCTCAACAAGCCTATGCGTGTTGAACGATTGGCCGAGGCCGTAGATTTGCCCCTCCGCCAAACCTACCGAATCATTACCCACCTCAAAGCAACGGGGTGGTTGCAAAGCGACAGGTCTTACTACTGGCTAACCATAAACCCCTAACCATGCCCAAACCCAAAGGAAAAGAAATCCAACGAAGGGTGGCCACCATCTACGCCGTGTCGTACCTCGCACAACGCCCATACAGGGCCACAGAACTCGCCGAAGTGCTTGGTGTGACCATTCGTACCACCTACCGAATCCTAAGCGATTTGCGGGCCTCTAATTGGCTCGTACTGGATAACTGCAAATACTCAATTCAACCTAACAAAATCCAAAGCCAATGATGAAGGACTTTCCTAAATCTGTTGAGGATGGCAAAGAATCCGAGAATTTGTTTATGTTCCTTTTTGCGAAAAAGAATGGGATACCATGCAAGCCATCAACCCAAAAACAAAACACGGTTGAGCATATTGATTGTTTTTGTGGTGACTGGGCCTTTGATGTAAAGGGACAAAGGAAAAAGAAACGGGCGAATGATGACTTTTGCAATGACCAAATACTTTTGGAGATTAAAGGAGTTGCAGGTTTTGACGGCTGGCTTTACGGGAAGGCCGAATACATTGCTTGGGAAACATCCGATTCCTTTCTTATCTTTAGAAGGCAAGACCTTGTAAACCACTACGAAGCCAACGAGCATCTTTACGAAAAAATCAACCGTCCAAACAAAAAAGACCTTTTTGTGTGGGTTCCATTTGACCACCTCAAAACAATTAAATTCTCAATTTTACCTAAACCCCAACCCCAACCCATGAGTAACTACACCCCCCAACCCAACACCTTCTCCCTGTTCGCTAACGACAAGGGCGACAACCCAAAACGCCCCGACTACCGTGGGGACATCATTCTCCCCGACGGGACCAAGATGCGGTTATCCGCATGGGTCAAGGAAGGGCAGAGCGGCAAGAAGTTTTTGAGCGGCAAAGTAGAGCCGATGAACGAATCCCGTCCAGCAAATGCCTTTGAACCACAGGCTGGAGATATGCCGTTTTAGTGTAACTTTGCCCGAAGATTACATTTAAGATTAGACGCATTCCTTGTATAGCAGCCAAGGAGTGTTTAGATAAAGGGTTCCCGTTAAACCCCTCGCCCTGGCTGCTGCTATCAGTCGGGGCGTTTTTTTTACTACCACATGGAAAATAGTTGGTACAAGCACTCCCCCAGCGATTGGCTCGCAGGACGAATCAGCCGCAAATCTTTTGAATTGCAGGGGGCATTCATTCACATTTGTCAACTCTACTGGGTCAAGCACGGCCACTTTACGGCCCATCAAGCAAGCCTTGAAATCGGGGCGACCCTGCTTGGTCAGTTGATGGAAGCCGAAATCATCAAGGAGGAAGGCGAACAAATCCGCATTGAGTTCCTTGACTTGCAGATGGACGACCTTAACCGTCTAAGCCAGCGAAGGAGCGAGGCTGGACGCAAAGGTGGGGAGAACAAAGCCCAAGGAATAGCCAAGCAAGATGTAGCAAGTGCTAAGCAAATCGTAGCAAGTGCTAAGCAAAACGAAGCAGATAAGATAAGATTAGATGAGATAAGAGAAGATAAGATTGAGATACAAGAGAAGAAGAAGAATACTTGTGTCCTTTTTGACCAATTTTGGAACCTCTATCCCCGCAAGACCTCCAAGCAGTCCGCATCCAAAGCCTTCGCCAAGTTGAAGGACGAAGACCAGCAGGCAGCCATCAACAACATCTCCCGCCTCTACGCAGAAACCCCCGTGCAGTTCGTTCCCCATGCGGCGACCTACCTCAACCAAGGCCGATGGGAGGACCAAGTAATCCCAAGGAACGCTACCTTCAACCCACTAAACCAATCCGATGACGAACCCTTACCATCTTACCGCTGAACGCAGGCTCCTGTCCTGCCTCATGGACCAGTTCACCAACCGAGCGGTCCTCCTTCTGCAAATTCCCGAACGCCTATTCACGGGGAACCATGTCCTCGTATATCGGGCCATTGAATCCCTCCACCGTGCCGAGCGACCCGTGGACCTTGTGGCCGTCCACAAGCATTTAATTGACAACGGGCAGGCCCATGTCATCGCTGAATTTGTGGACATCCTTGACGGCAACACGCTGACCTCCGATTGGAAGGTGTACGCCTCCGACCTTAACGAAGCGTGGAAGCAGCGGGAGGAACAACGCATCATGGACGAGTTGGCCCATGACAGGGACATCCCCAAAGCCTTCGCCCGATACCAGTCCATGCAAGCCATTGAAACCAACGCCACCGAAACCACGGCCCACGAACTCGCCAAGACCTACCTCATGAACATGAACGAGGTCCGTGAAGGAAGACGCAAGGATTCTATTTTCCCGACCTACATCAGCCCGATGGACCGAATGATGACGGGGTTCAAGCCCACGGAGTTCATCCTCCTTGGCGGTCGTCCCGCAATGGGCAAAACCCTCTTGGCCCTGCAAATAGCAATGAATCAAGCCATGGCCGATATTCCCGTGGTCTTCTTCACGCTTGAAATGTCAGCGGAGCAACTCACCCAGCGGATGCTTTCCAACCTCGCCACCATGGACGGGGCGCACTTTTTAAACCCGACCGAGCGAATCAGCACAAAAGATTTCATGGACCTTGGCCAAAAAGCGGACCTCCTAAAATCCAAACCGCTCTACATCGTGGACTTACACCAAGCGAACTTGGACCGCATCGAAGGCGAAATCGCCAAACTCAAAACCAAGTATGGGATTTGCGGATTCTACTTGGACTACCTGCAACTCGTTGAGCCGACCAAGATTGACAAGGCCAAGCCCAAAATTGAGCAGATGACCAACATATCCAAGACCCTCAAAGCAATCTGCAAACGGCAGAAGGTGTTCGGGGTGGTGGTGTCATCCCTATCCCGTGCAACGGAAGGACGCAGCGACCATCGCCCCATCATGTCCGACCTTCGGGAAACGGGCCAACTGGAGTTTGATGCTGACAAGATTGGCTTTGTGTATCGTCCCTACGAACACGACAGGAACCAGCCAGCCGACTTGATGGAGGTCATCTTCCGCAAGAACCGCAACGGTTCCCTTGGCATCGCAAACATCCAATGTCACCTTCCCTATACCAAAGCCAACGAATACCCACCCAATTCGCTATGATGGAAGAATACAATCTCCAAGCATCCTGCGTCAAGTTGTTCGCTTTGATGCGACCCAACGAGCAGGGGCTGCTATTCCTCAACCTCAACAACCCCCGTTCCCGCTCCAACGGTTTCTTCCTAAAGGGAATCGGGCTGACCGCTGGCGTTGCTGACATGACCTACCTATCCCCGAAAGGAGCGGTATTTCTTGAATTTAAAACACCCAAGGGCAAGCAGTCGCTATCGCAGAAATGGTGGCAGGGGGTCGTTCAGGAGGCGGGGTACAGGTACGAGGTCATCCGAAGCGTGGAAGATTTCCAAAGGGTGTTGGCTGAATGTGGGTAGGTTGTTTATATCTTTGACCCATGCGCCTCATACTGCTCCTTCTGCTCCTGACCGCCTGCACCAACGACCGCCCTTGGAAGGTTATTGAGGTGCGGACCAAGGGGGATGCCTGCGAGTATGTGTTGAGCAGGTCCAACGGATTCGGGCCGCAGCTCAAGACGCTGACCGATACCTGTGGGAGGTATCGGTTGTTTCAAACCATAAACCAATGAAACGATTCTTAGTATTTGCAGGTGATGCCTATTATCCTGAGGGAGGGATGAATGATTTTCAGGAGGACTTTGACACCTTGGAAGAGGCCAAAAGTTTTGAAGCAAAAATCAAAGAAAAGTTTAAACTTTTATGGAAGGATAACTGGAAGGATTTCAATTGGACCGAGATTTGGGATTCGGAAACACGAACCCACGTTTAATATGCAATCGGATACAATGAATGAGAAATCGGTCAATAAGCACCCTTATCGCATATAATGAATGATAAATCCGTCAGCCCACACGCTGACAAAACCTCCCCCATCGTCAGCCTATAAGCTGTCATAAATTACCCAAAACCTATGCATTGGTATCAAAAACTAACAATCCAACAACGGATAAACTTAAAAGATTTGTCTGAATTGATTTGCGGGGCAAAATATGATTTACTTGTCAGAATATTTGGCATGAGAGAAACTATTGAATTGTTACATCAAAAATTAAAATTGGAGGGGTTTGATATTTAGTTTTATTAAACATCTAACCTGTCATAAAATATCCAAAACCACGCAAATTGTCCCATAAAAGACCAAAACCATGAAAACCCCAGTACAAACGCTAATTGACAACCTGTATAATCACGAGTATCATATTGACATCTTGGGTGTCGCTCAATTCCATGGGTATTTTGAGCAGGCATTAAAGGCTGAAAAGCAGCAAATTGTTAATGCTTATT